GTTATGTTCTAACTACAAACGGAACACCAACACTTGGAACAACCAACATTACCTTTGAACAGTTCTCAGGTGCTGGACAGATTTCTGCTGGTGCTGGTTTAACCAAAACTGGTAACACAATAGATGTTGTAGGAACAGCAGACAAGATCACTGTAGCTGCAAATGCACTTACAATTGCATCAACTTATGTTGGACAATCATCTATTACTACTTTGGGTACTATCACAACTGGTGTTTGGAATGGTACTGCAATCGCAGCAACTTCTGGTGGTACTGGTTTAACTTCTATCGCAAAAGGTTCTGTTCTTGTAGCGAACTCTGCCAATACTTTATCTGCTCTTGATGGTGGTGGTTCTAATGACGGAGTGTTGTTCTATACATCATCTTCCGATACACTTTCTTTTGCAACGAGTATTGACGGCGGCACATTCTAAATAGTCGTGTAGGGGTTGCCTCATGGCTGTGGATATTAAACTTAAAAGGTCGCATACACACTCAAACATTCCCACTACTTCTGATTTAGCAGAGGGTGAGTTTGCAGTCAACACATATGACGGCAAAATGTTTATGCGTGATGGCAGTAGCAGTATTGTTACTGTTGGAAGTCACTACACGACCGATTACGAATCATCCACAAAAACTTTCTATGTAACTGTTGCAACATCAACGACTGCCCATGTTCATCATGGTAGTGGTTCTAGTAATAAGTATAAGATAAATGGAGTGTTCTCTCCATTTCTAAAACTTATCCCTGGCATTACATATCGTTTCGATCAATCAGATAGTTCTAACTCTGGACACCCATTCAGATTCTATTTGGATGAGGATAAAAACGATTCCTATACAACTGGTGTAACAACTGCCGGTACGGCTGGTAATGCTGGTGCGTACACACAGATTGTTGTATCTCATTCGACTCCTGCTGTTCTTCATTATCAATGTTCTGCACACGGTATGATGGGTTGGGCTGCGTTTGTTAATACACACAACCTAACTGCATTCGACACTGGTGACTTGACAGAAGGTTCTAACCTTTACTTTACTAACGCACGAGCAGACGCACGAGTAAATGCAGTATTACCAAACACTGATAGTCTTTCAGAAGGTTCAAGTAATCTTTATCATACTACTGCAAGAGTTCAGGCATTATCAATTAATAATGTGTCTGAAGATACTTCGCCTCAACTTGGTGGCGCACTTGACTTAAACTCACAAAATATTACTGGTACTGGTAACATTTCTACTACTGGTGATTTAACACTTACATCTACTGATACTGGTAATAGTGCAGGCCCAATTATTGATTTGGTTCGTGATAGTTCAAGTCCTGCTGATGCAGATTATCTTGGACAAATTAAATTTAAGGGAGACGATGACGGTGGTAGTCAACACACTTACGCAAAAATAACTGGTAAAATTGCTGATGCATCTGCTGGTACAGAAGATGGTATTATTGAATTTGCAAATGTTAGAGCTGGTTCAAATACTGTCACTGCAAGACTTAAAAGTGATAAGTTTCAATTATTAAACAGTATGGATTTAGAAGTTGATGGTAATACAACATTATCTGGTACACTAAACGGACATACAATCCCTGGCGGTTCTGGTACTCTTGCGTTGACAAGTGATATTAGTAGTGGTGCGATTACTGTTCAAGATGAAGGTTCTGGATTATCCACACAAGCAACCACACTAAACTTTGTGGGTACTGGTGTTGTAGCTTCTGGTACTGGTACAACAAAAACCATCACAATTAACAGTAGTGGCGGTGGCGGCGGTGGAGGCAGTGGTGAAAGCGTTTCTTGGAGTGTTACTCAATCTTCACATGGACTTGCAGTAGGAGATGTCATATATAATAACGGAACTAATTATGTGAAGGCACAATCAAATAGTGAAACCTCTCTTGGTTTGTTTGTTGTATCAGCCGTTGCAAACACAAATACATTTACTGCAACATTCTCTGGTAAGATTACTCTCTCAAGTTTAACTGCTGGACAATTTTACTTTGTGTCATCAACATCTGCTGGAGATTTTACTACTACAGAACCAACTGGTTCAAATTTTAGTAATCCAATACTTTTTGCTTTGAGTACAACAGAAGCGGTAGTTCTTCCATATCGTCCAGCGTTGGGTGCAACTGGAGCTGGTGCCGGACGAGCAGTTTTGGATGTGTTTTCAAAACAAGAAGTAAATCAACAAGTATCAGCGTTTGCGATTGCATTGGGGTAGAATATGGCAAATAACGTAGCATTATCTGGGTTTAACATTAACGCATCAACTGTGGTTGGTGATACTTCGCCTCAATTGGGCGGCAACCTCGACTTAAACTCAAACAATATTACTGGTACAGGGAACATAAACACAACTGGTACAATTACTTCTTCTGGTAATATTGCCTCTTCTGGAACAATAACAGGTGCAACCTTCAGTGGTAGTGGTGCAAGTTTAACAAGTTTGCCGTCTGCACAACTGACAGGTGCATTGCCTGCTATTAGTGGTGCAAACCTAACAGGTATTAATACAGACTTGGTTTCAGATACAACGCCTCAGTTGGGTGGAAACTTGGATGCACAAACTAATAATATTACTAACTTAGGAACTATCAATACACACACAATTCCTGGCGGCACTGGTACTCTTGCATTAACAAGTAATATTACACTCACTCCAACTTCTACAGATACGTTTACAAACAAGACAATCAATCTTGCAAGTAATACTTTGAGTGGAACAACTGCACAATTCAATACTGCACTATCTGATGGTTCATTTAGAACTGGTTATCAGCCGGGCGAGATTATTGAACAACTAGAAACACAAGCAGATGGTGTTGCTGTCACAGTTCAGTCTGGAACATACACACCAACAAATGTAACTGCAATTCAGAACTTGAGTACAAGTCATGCAGTAATAAATGGTTCTAGTATTGGTTATACCCCACCAACTGGAACAACGAGAGTCATCTATGAGTTTTGGGTGTTTATGAGAGACACAGATGTTGGCCCAATTTTACACTTTGCTGGAAGAGTTTCTGGAACACAAGTAACAAATGCTAGACATACTTGGAGAGGGGCATATGCCTCGGCAGACTATCAGATGTGGATTTATAGTAAAATGATTCTTAGAGTTGGTGTTTCTGAAAGTCTGGCGGCAGGTGATGTTGGTACATGGACAAGTTCAAAGACACTAGACTTTACATCAAGAGAATATAGTTCTTCATATGAAGGAAGGTTTCATTCAACAAACAATTGGGATGGTAGTGGAACAGACATTATTGTTAAGCCAAGAATAAGAATCACTGCGATTGCTTAGTTATATAAATACTACAAAAGGATAAACAAAATGGCAATACCAAATACAAGAGATACATTTAAGGAATGGTGCCTTAGGAGTCTAGGTAAGCCTGTAATCGAAATAAATGTTGATCCAGACCAAGTGGAAGATAGGATTGATGAGGCTCTACAATATTTTGCACAATATCACTACGATGGTGTGGAAAGAGTTTACTTAAAATATCAGATTACTCAAGCAGACATCACTCGTTCAAGAAGTGATAATAGTCTTGCACAGGTTACGGATATTGATTCGTCAACAACAGCAGTCTGGAAAGAACAGAAGAATTATATTCCTGTTCCAAGTTCTGTCATGTCTATTGTCAAGGTATTCCCTATGACAGACAAAGCATCACTGAATATGTTTGATATTAGATACCAGTTAAGGCTAAATGACTTATATGATTTTAGTTCAACTTCTGTTATGCATTACGAAATGACAATGCAACATTTAGATTTTCTGGATCATATCTTAATTGGTGAGACTGCTATTAGACACAATCAACACCAAAACAGATTATACTTAGATGCAGATTTTCAATCAGACTTTGTTGATGGGGATTACATAATTATTGAATGTTATCGTAACTTAGACCCTTCTTCATACCCAGATGTTTATAATGATATATTTCTAAAGAAATATGCAACACAACTTATCAAGAAACAATGGGGTGCAAACCTTTCTAAGTTTCAAGGTATTCAGATGTTGGGTGGGGTTGCACTAAACGGCGAACAAATTTATACACAGGCACAGGAAGAGATTGACAAGTTGGAAGAACAGATTCAACTTTCATACGAACTGCCGCCGATGCACATGATAGGATAAATTATGCCTACTAATGTATACTTTGATACAGGTACAAAACCAGAGCAGGCTCTGTATGAGGACTTGATGATTGAACAACTGCAAATTTATGGGCAGGATGTTTATTATATTCCTCGTAAGATGGCAGGCGTTGATAAGATTTGGCAAGAGGACATTAGTTCTTCTTTTGAATCTTCATACCTTATTGAAATGTACATGGAGAATGTAGATGGATATGAGGGCGAGAAAGAACTCATGTCTAAGTTTGGACTTGACATACAAGACGATGCAACCTTCATAGTTGCAAGAAGAAGATGGGAACAGTTTGTTTCGATAGACAACAATATAATTGTTTCTTCAAGGCCTAATGAAGGAGACTTGGTTTACTTTCCAAAGGGAAAGAAACTGTTTGAAATTACATTTGTAGACCATGATGACCCTTTCTATCAGGTACACAATCTACCTACATATAAGTTAAAGTGTAAAACCTTTGAATATGCTTCTGAAGTTCTCGACACAGGTATTGCAGAAATTGATGCAATAGAAACCGACAACTCTTTGGATATGTTGTCACATCAAATGACACTAGAAGATGGTACTGGTTCACTTATGTTAGAGAATGCAGTAGAGGGTGCGGCAGCGTCCTATATAATACTAGAAACTTACAACATTGCAACTATTGATGAGAACTCGCAAAACGATGACTTTGAACTTGCAGATGATAATATATTAGACTTCACTGAATCTAATCCATTTGGTGATGCTGGGATGAAATAACTATGATTGGACAATATTTTTATAATCAATCCACACGAAATGTTGTGGTAGCATTTGGTACTCTTTTCAACAATATTCAGTTGACAAAGAAAGACAACAGTGGGAATGTCATTCAGACAATGAAAGTTCCACTTGCGTACGGCCCAAAACAAAAGTGGTTGGCAAGACTGACTGAAGACCCTAACCTTGCAAAGAAGGTTGCGGTTACATTACCTCGTATTGGTTTTGAAATTTCTGGCATCGAATATGATGTTTCTAGAAAACAGAACAAAATTATGAAAGCAAAGAAAGTTCTTGACGGTGCAGACAACGATCAGTTGAAATCTGGTTTCATGCCTGTTCCTTATAATGTAAACTTTGATTTGTATATCTTATCTAAAAGTTCTGATGATGCACTACAAATCGTAGAACAAATTCTACCATACTTCCAACCAGAATACACAGTGACTATGAGAGAAGTTCCAGAATTAGAAATCATTCGTGATGTTCCAATCGTTCTCAATACTATCTCTTATGAAGATGATTATGAAGGCGACTTCGCAAGTAGAAGGAGCATCATCTACACTCTAAGTTTTACTG